GACCTGGCTGTCTTCTTCAATGCCGGTCAGGCTGTCGGCGTAGAGTTGGTAGTAGACCGCCCCGTCAGGCGCCACCAGCACCTTGGTGCGTGCCGGGTCGAGCACATACATCGCAATGACCACGCCGCGGCCGTCGCGCTGCTTCAGGATGTAGGTGTTGCCCCACGTTAAGAGGCTATAGATCCAGCACTCCAGGAACTGAATTCTGGTTTGGTAGCGATTGGGCTTGCGCAGCACCGGGCTGAACGCCGGGGCGGAAGTTTCTTCCCAGATGCCGGTGGCCGGGTCCTGCTCGACCAGTTTGATGCGAATTTTCGATACGTCCTGCGCGATGAGCGACAGGCATGAATAGACCGCGTGATGGCGCAGGGAGGTTTCCTGCGTCATGCCCATGTTTCTTTGCCAGGCACCCATGAACGGTTCCTGGATGGTCGGCCAGAACCATTGGCTGAACGTCGACATCGGCGGCACCATCAGGCCCGTGGGCGGTGATGCCTTGGCGATGCCGTTGCGCGTGATGTCGAACCCGAGGATGCGCATTGCCCGGCCCTATTCCTCCGGCCGCAGATCGCGGCGGGAATAGCGGCCATGGATCGGTGGGCGACCACGTCGGCGCGGCGCATCGCCCTCTGGTTCCTCACCATTGTCCACAGCCGCTTCGTCAGCCTCAGCCGGTGCCGTTTCGTCCGGCTGCATTACTTTGTGCAGCAACGACGGCTCGGGTTCCGGTGTTGGTTCGGGTGTGGACTCTGGTGGCGGTTCCGGCATGAACTCTGGTGGCGGTGCCACGGCCTTCTGCGGCGGCAATGGCGGTGGCGAGCCGATGGCCACCGGCTCGAACTTGCGCGCACGCTTGGCCGCGATCAGCACCTTGGCCAGATTGCGCCCCTTGTAGTCGTCGGGCACCTCAAACTCCTGGCCCGCCTGATAGACGACGCCCTTGCCGCCCGGCATGCGCAATAACGTAATAGCCTGCAGCCGCATCGGGCATGCTCCTGAAAAGAAGGCGCCCGATTGCTCGAGCGCCAGTTAGAAGGAGTGAACGTCGCGCCGCGTAACCGCGCTCCGAAATGGATTAGCATCTCAGAACGCGGTTGGCCTCGGTGGGACAAATGTCCCGATTAGAAGCACGGTTAACAGATAGAGTTAGACATACTTGGCGTAATCAATCCACTGCACAACGCCCGTGCGACGCTTACGCCAGTTGATCTCACGCTCGGCGAGCACAGCGGTCATATTTTCCTGCCAGAGTGAGCGGTAAACTGTCGAAGCAGAGACCGGACTATCCGGCGCGCTGTCGAACTGCAGCGACGCCTGATTGCTGCTGTCGATGGTGACGTTGCCATCATCGGCGAGCAGGATTTCACCCGGCAAGATGAACGCGATCATGTAGCCATCCGTCGGCGAGCCACCGGACGACGGCACGTTCGTGCTCGTGATGACGCGGAACCCAGCCAACGTGCCGCCGCCGGCGGTGATGTCGGGGAACTCGCGCTGACCAAGCGTGTTCAACATCAGCGAGAAGGCAATCGCCTGGTTGACGTGCATGACCCACGTGCCGCCGGTCATGTCGAGATCCAGTGCTGCCATCGTGGTCAGCACCGTGCGGATGTTGGCGCGTGCGGCGTCGGCATCCGTTCCTGTCGCGGCAATCGCCGTGACACCATTGGTCAGTGATGCAGGTGAAGGACCACCTGAACCAGTGCCCACTACCTTGGTGCTATCAAGCAGGTCCGTATCGAGCTTCTTGGCAATCGCTGCGACCATGTCCTGACGGATCATCGCTTCCAAACTTGGATTGGAGAACCGCAGGCTTTCGTTGGTGAACGCTACGAGCGCGGCGACCTTCGCGAAGGTCATCGTGATCGTATCGAACGCCGCACTCGACATGGGTTTGGAGCTACCCTCGCCCACCCAATATGCCGTGCTGCCGCTAGACATTAGTGGCACACGAATATTGAATGGCACACGACGCATGCCACCAGAGAGCTTGTCGAGAATAGTAGCAGCACGCACCAAGTCAATGAATTCCGATGCCATATACTGCAACTGAACGAGTGGTGACGCCCACGTGGTGTCGTAAGTGTTAGCAGGCTGGACCGCTGCCTTGAGCACAGTGGTGCCTTCTGCCGCAGCGAAGTTCAATACCTGCGCGACTTCCGGCGTGTCCTTCCATGCATCACGCTGTGCGATCTGCACGGCCTGCTGCAGGTTGCCCTTCGACATCGCCTGTGCGGCAATGTAGCGAACAAACGCGGTGCCCTTCTCAAGCGGCGGACGCTTGACCTGAACGACCGACGACGTCTGACGATGTCCGAGCGGCGACTGGCCGACATTCTGGCCAACACGATCGCCATCAACGGCAACGGCGAGCGAGATGTTCAGCTTCTCCTGCTCGCGCAGGCGGCCAAGGTGCTTGTCGATCGATGCGACCTTGTCCTTCAGTTCGTCGTATTCGGTCTCCTGCTCGTCATCGAGCGTCGAGCCGTCTTCCGACGCCTTACTCATCAGCTCGGACATCCGAGCCGCGTGTGCCGCTCGCGTTGACGCGTATGCGGCAATATCTTCCGCAATAGTTTTGGTTGCCATTGGTGCCTCCCGGCTTGTCTGGCGGTTAACGGTCGCCGTGACGCCGGCGGGGCTCTGCTCAACACGCGCGCTCTGCTTCTGGCCAGTCGCGGCCCGCAGCGCTTGCGTATCGAGGGATCTGATAAGTTGAATGGTCGCTTCTGATTGGGCTGGCACGGTCACGAGAGACAATTCGTGCCAGTTCCATTCTTTGAACCGGATGCCGCCACCCTTAATCATCTCGTATTGGTCTTTAATTGGCGTGAAGCCGATGCTGACACCCTTTACCAGGCCAGCGCGCACTGTCTGCCAGGCTTCGTCAACGCGATCCTTGAGCTTGCCGGGCTCTTCGACCTTGGCAATGCGCGCTTGGAAGGAGATACCACGCTCGGTCTTAGTTACGTGGGTAACCGTCCCGACCGGCTGGCTGTGTTGGTGCATCCATAGCAGAGGGATGCTGACCGGCGTCGCGTATTTCGCCCCCATGCTTTCGACGACGTCGCCGACGTGATCGATGGATGGCGTGGTGGCGATGCCAGAGATCATGCGCTCGCCTTCATTGAGGCCCTTGACCTCAAGCGTGGTCGGCAACCACTTCATCTCTACGGGTGCCGAATGCATCATCGGCGCGTCCGGCATCGATGGCTTGCTGTCCATCCACGCCGTCATGCAGGTTTCTTCACTGTCGCCGCCTTCGACACAGCGCTCGAGGAAATCGACCATGCTTTCCCCGCCACCTGGCGTGCAGCACGTCCCCGCCACATCGCGCTTCGGTGCTGGGCCAATGCCCGCATTGCCGTGCGTGTCGCGCCAGGCACTGAAGCAGACTGCGACCCGTTGCTTGTTGTCGGGGTAGTCGTGATTCATCGTCGTGTCGCCGGCGCACCGGCCCATGAAGTCGACGTGATTTTCGCCCTTGCGAGGCTTTGGGATCGGCATAGCGCAGTCTCCAAGCGCCATTGCCCGTCGGCTGTCGGGTGGACGCGGTGCTGGGAATATTCGGGGGCTGGTAAAGGGCGCATGACGGGACTTGCCGTCGACGCCAAGATGGCTAACGCATAAGGGGCTAACTGGCCCGGAGGCAGCGCATGTTCATAACAGACGAAAACGCTGAATCATTGGCGTGGGGCGCCATCGCCTTCACCGCTGTGACTTCGAGCTTCTACGTGCTGCGAAGGCTCAAACGGTTAGTTGCCTGCGAGATCAGGCAGGCCATGTCCGTCGGCAGAACGGGATAGCGCCCGACCTCATCGGCGATTGACGCCCCGCCCTGGGCTGATAACCTCACGTCCGTCGCTCGGCGCTCCGGGCGGGCATTCTCGCATCCATTGTTGGAACTTCAGCTTGTGGGCACCGCAGGGTGATGCCGTCGTGCGCCCGCAAGCTGCCTTTTCAATAAGCGAATTAGTTAAAAAATCAGCCAGTTCGCAAGTGTTCATATTGCCAGCGGGGCGCGAGACCGGTAAGCAAGACGAGCCCGGTTCCATGTTCCTGTTGCCGGGTGTGATAGCGAAACTTCACCCGGTCTCGCGCCTATGCCCCGGCGAGGTCCCGAAACCCCCGAGCGCATAATGCGTGGGGCCGGGTATTTTTGCCCTAACATGACGCAATGCGCAACGGCTCAGGCGAATGCAATCTCATAGGTTGCAATACGCGCCGCATCCACACCAAGACTGAGCACATCCGCCGCGTCGAACAGCGCCATGGCCGCGTCGATCTTCTGATCGCCGGCGTTAATCTTGGTCGCGCGGATCGCCGTGGCCGTTGCCTCCACCTTCAGGTTGCCCACACACCACGACATCATCGAACTCTGGCTGTGCCACAGCGTCCCCTTGGCCAGCCGACGCTCGCATGTCTTCAGCGCGTTCATTAACCGGTAGCCCTGGCCCACCGGCCATAACAGCTTGTTCGCCTCGGTAATGCCGATCTCCGCCATCGCATCGACGATGTCGCCAACACCCGCCGGATCCACCGCCACATGCGCCAAGATGCCCCTGGCCTTGATGTCGGCGATGATCTGTTTCATCGCCTCCAGGTCATCCAGCATATCGTCGCAGATCGTCAATTCACCCGCACGGGCGAAGTCGAGCAGGCGCGGCGCGATCTGTTGCCGCCGCTCCAGCACGCTCCGGTGGCACCAGGCATGGGACCATAGCAGCCATGACTTCGATGCCTTATCGCGGCCATCGGCGTCGCGCCCCAGCACGGCAAAGCCGAACAGATCGTCCAGCCCGCCGCCGTCCATCCCACACACCACCACCTCGGAGCGATCCAACACAGCCTCAAGCGTGAGCGATGGGTCGGTCTGCCGCTCCCAGAATTCCGCGCCCGGCCAACGGTCGGTCTGCAGCCCAAGGCCGATTTCGATGTTCAGATGCTGCGATGCCCAGCGCCGCAGTTCATGATCGCCCGCGGCCACCGCCGCCTCGTAGTCCGGGATCAGCCGCTCAATGGCAACCGTCAGCGTCGGATTGACCATCCGCCAGTTGGCCGTGTCCCGCCAATCCACATCGCGGGGAAACTCGTAGATCAACGGCAGCAGCGGCAGCACCGTCTCGCCGTCACGCACCCGACGCGCATTATGCAGCGCCTCTTTGAACACCCCCGACGGCGCACGCTCCGATTGCGTCGTAATCGAGATCAGGAACGCCTCAGGGTTGGCAATCAACCCACCGCGTAACTGCCCCATCACCCGGTCCGCATCATGCGCGCCCGAGATGGCGTGCAACTCGTCCACCAGCACGCCGCACGGCTTTGAGCCGGTCACCACTCTGGGGTCGAATGACTTGACCTTCAGGAAGGCCTTGGTCGGCCGATAGATGATGGTCTTGATATGGTCGCGGATATGAAACTTGCCAGTCAGGATAGGGTCGCTCTCGATCATCCCGACCGCCTGACGGAACGCGAGGTCGGCAACCTCCAACGTCGGCGCAATCAGCAGGAATTCCGCCCGGGGTCGCCGGTTCATCAGCACCGCGCAAATCATGATCGCGGCGGCGCTGGTGGTCTTCCCGGACTTCTTGGCGATCATGCAGAAGAATTCGCGGATATGCCGCTCGTTCGTCGCCGGGTCGTAGGAGCCGAACACCGCGCGAACCAGGTCCCTCTGCCATTGCCCAGCGACATCGCGGAATGTCGGTTGGTCGATGACATCGGGAAGCCGCAACTTGGAGAAGATACCGAGGGCGCCGCTGGCCTCGTCCTCGTTCAGCGGCAGCTCGGGGAGCAGTGACTGCCCCGCCTTAATACGGGCCTGCCAGTCAGGCCGCGCCGTTGACCATTCGTTCAAACGAACGTTCCAAGCCGGGCCCAGCCATTCCCCGCGGTGAGCATTACCACATCTTGCGCTTGACCCATGGGAAACTCAGCCATCACGGTGGCGAGGGGATATTCCATGCAATCGTCCAGCAGCCAGACTTCCCGGTCACCCTGACATTGCGCCAATATTTCGATAAGCCGCGTTACAGTCATCATTTAGACCCTAAATCAGGCCGCTTTTCTTGATGTTGGTCGGAGCCGGTCTGCGCAGCAGATTTTCCCACTCGGTGCCCTGGTCGTTGGTCCGCGCCTCTTCCTCGGCCGCCTGTTTCTTCCCAGCCATGATGGTATCGGCCTTCGGATGAACGAACGGCGCCGCCGCAACCGCCATCCGGTCACGCCGGATCGGGTCGCACACCGGGTCATTCATCACATGCAGCATGTATTCGAGCGGAGTCATGTTCTGACGCACCTGCTCGCTTTGCATTGCCTCCGCGGTCAGTGCCCGCATCTTGGCAACAGATCCGGGCGGACGACCGACACCGTGCTTGAACCCGCCTCGTGGCATGAGATCAACCTTCTGAAGTGGATAACAGTTGTGGCCACTAATAAATCGACCGAGGAGATAAAAAGGTCCGGGCGAC